GTCGTAGAACTGGTGCGCGCGGTCGGCGCGGCTGCGCCAATCGGGCTGCTGCTCGCAGTCGGACACCAGCGATTCGAGCGCCGAAAGGGAAAAGCCGTCCCTGCCCGCGTGGTCGTGCATCGAGGCCCCAGCGCGATCGTTGAGGGCAGGCAGGGTTTTCATGGTCAGTCGTCGTCTCCGTAACCTCTTGCTTTGCGATATGCGGCATCCCCGGCGCTGACGCCGGCCGGCGGCAAGCCGTCCACGAACGTCATCGCCACCGCATCGCCCCGGTCAGAGGAGCGGCCGAGCACTTCGCGAATCTCGTCTTTGTCGCGCATCTGGATACCGGCGAGCGACTGGCCCATCTGCACGACCTTGTAGCGAACAGCCGCCAAGTCGCCGAGCAACTCTTGGTCGGGCGGCAGATCGATCGGCTCGCTGGCGGTTGGGTCGAGCGCCTCGCGCAGGCGCCAGTACATTTCGGCGCGCACGTTCTTGAAGCGAAGCGTGCCGGTCACGTCGCGGCTCTTGCTGCCCTCGCTGGCCACCACGGCGTGCACGCGCAGGTTCAGCCCGATCAGGAAATCCAGCGCGCTCGATCCGATGCCGATGGCGTCGACGGCGATCGGAGCGCCGTTGCGTACCAGCGGCGCTACGAACCCGGCCGCAGTCGGCCCGTCCTTGGTCACGATGCCCGGCGCTTGGCGAATCTCATCGAACCAGTTGCCGTGTCGGCGCGCCGCCGCCGTGTTGTCCACGCCGCCGCGCGCCGGGTCGAGCCCGAGGGCGGTCATCGGCCCCTTCACATCGCGCGGGCGCCAGCGCGCTTGCGCGGCCTTGATCCACTCCGTCGGGATGGCCTGCCAAACCGGGTCGGAGCGCCCGGCCATGAAGTCGCCGCGCAGCATCTGCGAGCGCAACGGCTCGGGCAGCGATTGCAGCGTGGCCTTGTAGCCGGTCAGGGTCAGGAACAGGTTGTCGTCGACCGATGACCGAATGAACGTGCGGCTGGTCGGCGTCATCAGGTCTTTGCCGACCTTCACCGGTTCGGGCCCCGGCACTTCCATGTCCTTGCCGGCCTCGTCGGTCACGAACCAGCGCAACTCGCCGTCCTTGGCCGGCTTCGGGTGCATCGGGTCGAGCCACGGCGCCCAAAACCGGATCACCCACTCGCCCTCGCTGCTGGTCGGCGGGTTGCCGGCGCACACCACGCGCTGCCGCACCTTCGGGTTATCGGTGCGCTTCCAACCGATCAGCGCACGAAACTGAATCTCCAGAAAGTGCGTGATCTCGTCGAAGGCCTTCAGGTCGTGCGGCCGGCCCTGGTACTTCAGCCAGTCGTCCGGGTCTTTGCAGCTACCGAATTCCAACGTGCGGCCATCGGGTAGGCGCCAAATCTGGTCCTGGCTGTTGTAGCCGGTGCGACCGCCGAGGATCGATGTCATGCGTTCTTCGAGGCCGACAAGCTGCACAGCCTCGCGCCGGAAGATGATCGATTTCTCGTGCTGCGTCAGCGACAGGCCCAGCAGAAGATCACTCTTGCCTCCGCCAGCCTGGCCGCCATAGAAAACGATGTCGGCCGGGTTGTCCAGCGCCGCCATCTGCGGCCCGATCTGCTCGAGCCAGCGCGGCAGACCATCGGTGAGCAGGTTGTCGAGTTCCGCCTTGTCCTGCTCGCTCATGTGCGGCAGCAGCCGCATCAACTCGTCGATGTCAGTGGACTGCATGGCCGGCCGGCGCCGCAGCGCTTGCCGCCTGTCGCGCCCTTTCCATGATGCTGGCCAGGCGGCTCGCGCGTTCTGCGTCGGTCAGCGTGCGCGTGACCCCTTGCGCCTGGGCGGGGTCATCCAGTTTGTAGTTCGCGCGCTCAGCATCGATCGCCTTCAGGATCGTATCGGCAACGCTCTTGAGCGCCGTGGCCCGGCTCGGTAGGCTGATGGCCCGTTGCAGCGCCTGGCGCAGGCGGTTCTCGTCGGCGTCGGGGTCACTCAGCATCTCGGCGATCGTGTCGAGCGCGTCGCCGTGCTCGCCCTGGCTGCGCAATTCGGCCAGCATGGCGCGAGCGACGTTCAGCGTCTCGATCAGATCGGAGCGGTGCCGCAGACTGACGTTGGCGACGTTGGCGGCGTTGGCTTCGATCAGCGCCTTGTCGGTTAACACTCTCTGTTCGTTAACCGCGCTGTTAACCGCCGCCCTGTTAACCAGGGCTTCGGCCTTGGCCTTGATCTTGGCCGCGAGGTCGCGCTCCCATCCGTGCGCCTTGGCGCGCTTGGTGACGGCGACGTGGCTGCACCCGTTGGCTTCGGCGATTTCCCGCAGCGACAGCAGGCCGGCGCGGAATTGCTGCTCGACGCGCTCCCAGTCGACCGTCTTGCGGCTCACTCGCTCGGTTCCCGCACCAGCCAGTAGTCCGGGGTCTGGTTGCGCTGGCGCTGGGCCATGCGCAGGCAGGTCTCGGCGACGTGGCGCTGGCGCTTGACGGCGGCGGATTGGCCGACGATCCACGCGAACACGTTCGACCTGGCCCGGTCGCTCCAGTCGTAGACCGGCAGCGGCTGGTGCTGCGGGATGGCGCTCATTTGACGTCCAGTTCGGCGAACATCGCCATCGCCCTCAGGCGTTCTGCGGCCCGCATGGCGCCGCGCTTGGTTTTGTAGCTCTCGCCGCTGTCGGCCACGATGCGGTTGTTGCCGGCGAGCAGGCGCCATCTCCAGCCCGCCTGTACGTCGCGGTACACCAGCAAGCGCGGCGCAGTCACGCCACAGCATCCTCGCCGTCGGCGCGGCTCTTGGCGATCAGCGCGTCCAGCGCGTCGATGTTGCCAGAGAGTCTGGCGCGGGCTGCCGCCACGTCGGCGTCGCTGATCTCGGTGGCGCCGCTGGCCATGGCTTGCTGCACCAGAGGCGTCAGGGCGGCCGTCAGCATGGTCATGTCGTTGATGGCCGTGACGGCGGCCAGGATGGTCAGGCTCATGGGTAGTTTCCTCAGTCGCTGTGCACGTAGCCGGCGCCGTCGCGCTTCAGGTGCGGCTTGGGGCGTCGCATGTCAGGGGGCGGGAGTGAAATCCACATAGAACTTGTCGCCGTGCTTGAACTGGCCCCACAGCGCCGGGTTGGCGATCTGAATGATCAGGTTGGCGCCCGGCGACATGCGCGCGAACGTGTTGTCCTCGTCGAACTCGGAGTCCGCGTAGGTGGGCTTGCAGACGGCGTGCATCGCCAGCGATTCACCGTACTTGGTGACGGTGCCATCGGGCGCCGTCGACTTGTTCTCTTGGACGTTGCTGACTTGCAGCTTCGCGCGCATCGTGGTCATGGTTTCACTCCTTGTTGTGAGCGCAACTCGCGCTCGAACTCGAGCAGCGTGGGCTGCAGGCTCTGCATCAGCGCCAGATAGTCGGTGCACGGACTGGGCGGTTTACAGCCGGCCAGCGCGAAGGCCGCGGTGTCGATCGCGTTCATGGCCTTCTTCGCGTTGGCGCTCGCTCGGGCCGCCTGGTCGGCCGTGATCCGGCCGCGCTGCAGCGAGGTCGACGTGATCTCGACGTAGGCGTTGGTCGTGTCGTAGGCGGCTTTGAGCTGGCCGTTGACGCTCGGCGCGCTGGCGCAGGCAGTCAGGATGGCCAGCGCGCAGGCGGCGAGGAACAGGGCGAGGCGTTTCATTGCGGCTCCTTCGTGGCGTCGGCTTCGGCCGGCGGATTGGGTGGCGGGGCAAAGGCCTTCTGCGGCCAGACCTTGGCGATGACGCCGACCACGGCCAGCACCACGGGGTAGGACCATGCCGGCAGCGGCGAGTGCTTGAGGATTTCCATCTGCTGCTCGTCGGGCAACGCGAACCACACCGTGCCGAGCAGTCCGGCGGCGGTGATGGCCCAGGTGCTGGCCTCCTTGGGCAGCGCCGACAGGTTCGCCGCCATGCGGTCTTTGGCTTCTTGGTCCATGGGGAGTCCTCGGAGTTACTGGGCCGCCTTGATGGCCTCGTCGATCGCCACCCGCAGCCGCGCGCCGTCGGCCTGGCTGACGGCCGTGTAGGTCGCCGGCACGGTCGACGAGCTCTCGGTCATGAAGCGATCGACCAGCGCCAGCATCACCAGCTCGCGCACCGTGGGCACGCGCTGCGCACGCGCCAGATCGAGCGACGCCTGCTCGATTTGCAGGCGCGCGCTCTGATAGGCCGCCTGCGCCGCCAGGGCGTTGCGGTAGGCTTGAGCGTTGATCTTGTCCAGCGCCAGCGAGCCGGTGGCCGGCGCCGACGGGGCGCTCGCGATGTCGGTGTCGATCGGGATGGCAGCCATGGCAGCCTTTCAGTCGGGGTAGACGATGTGCCAGCCGTCGGCGTCGCACAGCACGGCCCAGCCGCAGAACACGCCACGCCGGATCGAGTGGTGGCGCGTCGGCAGCGTGATATCGGGCACGTTGGCGGCCTCGTTGCGCGGGTCGTTGGTGCTCATGCGGCCCTGCGCGTCCATCTCGATGAACTTGCCGGGGTCGATGCCGGGCGCCGGCGCGGGGGCGGCCGGCTTCTTGGCCTCTTCGTCCTTGCGCGGCCGGCGCTTGCCCAGCCCCCCCCACTCGGGGGCGACATCGCCCTTGGGCCCGGTCATGCGGGCCTCGTCGTCGCGCCCTGCGCAAGGGCCTCGCTGCGGCGCTGCTTGATGCCGTCCGCTTGCGCAATGACGGCATCCTCTTCTTCGCGGGTCAGGACGGTCATGACAGCGTGCCTCCCGCCGCGGTGTA